TGCTGCATTTTCGTACCTCCATGATGCATAAACTTGAGGGAGCGTGATATTTATGAACCTCTTTACAAAACTTTTCCGCTCACGGGACAAGCCACAAAACTTCTATCACTTCAGCGGCTGGCCGTTCGTCTTTGGCAGGTCAGCCAGTGGTAAAAAGGTCAATGAGTTCACCGCCATGCAGACTACGGCGGTGTATGCCTGCGTCCGCATCTTGGCTGAATCCATAGCCAGCCTGCCGCTGCATGTCTATGAATACAAAGGGCAGGGCAAGGAACGAGTGCCGCAGCATCCGCTGTACTTCCTGCTCCACGATTCGCCAAATCCTGAAATGACTTCTTTTATATTTCGTGAGACGGCCATGATTCACCTGCTTTTGTGGGGAAATTCCTACTCGCAGATAATCCGAGATGGCATGGGACGAGTGATGGGGCTGTATCCGCTGCTACCTAACCGCATGAGTGTTGACCGGGATGAGCATGGTGAGATTGTCTACACCTACACGCCTATGAGCGACAGCAGTCCGAAAGTCAAAGGCGGTCAGTCCATCAAGCTGCGGCGGCAGGATGTCCTGCATATTCCGGGGCTGGGGTTTGATGGTCTTGTCGGCTATTCACCCATAGCCATGGCGCGTAACGCCGTAGGCATGACATTGGCCTGTGAGGAGTACGGCTCGTCCTTCTTCGCCAATGGGGCAAGACCAGGCGGAGTGCTCAAGCATCCCGGCGTTCTCAAAGACCCGTCCAAACTCCGCGAAAGCTGGCAGGCCGTCTACGGTGGCACAGCCAACACGGGCAAGGTTGTGGTCTTGGAGGAGGGGGTGGACTACCAACAAATCTCCATCCCACCGGAGGAGGCGCAGTTCCTTGAAACGAGGAAGTTCCAGATTGACGAGATAGCACGGCTTTACCGAGTACCGCCCCATATGATTGGCGACCTCGAAAAGTCCAGCTTTAACAACATCGAGCAGCAGTCACTGGAATTCGTCAAATACACGCTGAATCCGTGGGTGGTGCGCTGGGAACAATCCTTGCAGAAAGCCCTGCTCAATTCTACTGAGCAGAAAAGCTATTTCATCAAGTTCAATGTGGATGGTTTGCTTCGTGGTGACTATCAAAGCCGTATGGCTGGCTATGCTGTGGGCAGGCAGAACGGTTGGCTGTCAGCCAACGATATCCGTGAGATGGAGAACATGAATCCCATCCCTGAGGAGGAAGGTGGCAATCTCTACTTGATTAACGGCAACCTTTGCAAGCTCCGTGATGCGGGGCTGTTTGGAAATAAAAAAGGCACCGAGAATAAATCGGCGCCTTAAAATTATATGCCCAAAGTCCGATAAAAGCTTTCATCGATGACACGACGATATTCTTTTAACACCGGGCTATAGCCCATGGTGTCATTGAAGAATCGCATTTTATAAGCGGACACAAAAGCAACTTCAGCAGCATGAGGCACGAAGGGGTTACCTTCAGCATGGCTGTAATCATGATGAATGTTCCAATCCATCCAGCCATTTTGGCGGAGACATGCCACAGATTTCCGATCCCAATTATAGCGGAAGTAGGCAGTGAAGTTGCCAATGACCTTATATGGGCCACCTACATAGGTTTCATGCTTGCTCCAGTAATCATCGGAAAATTGAACCCGAATAATATTTATGGCAATTTGATAGTTGGGAGGGTTATAGTTTTGAACAACAACGGATGACCTGTCAGCATAAGTGCCAACGCCCATACCACCATCGACACAGACATAATTGCCATTGTCGAGTGTATCGGGGTACAAACTTCCGGCACTGGCTAACATACATGGGAGTAGCAGAAGCATGGTAAAGAGCCATGCTTTTAGCATTTTTCGCATAGGTATTCTCCTCCGTATATATAGACGATTTGGAATCGAGGTATAAATTCTAGGCTAATAATAAAATGTCCTGCAAAAATGCAGGAGGAGGCTTTAAAAATGAAACGTAAATTTTGGAACTGGGTGCGTGACTCTGATACAGGGGAACGCACCCTTGTGCTTAACGGGCAGATTGCCGAGGACTCATGGTTTGGCGATGAAGTTACGCCAGCCATCTTCCGAGATGAGCTAATGAAAGGCGAGGGCAATATCACAGTCTGGATTAACAGCCCAGGCGGTGATGTGTTCGCGGCGGCGCAAATCTACAACATGCTTATGGACTACAAAGGCAATGTCACCGTCCGCATTGACGGTCTAGCGGCATCAGCGGCATCCGTGATTGCCATGGCCGGAACCACCGTGGAGATGTCCCCTGTGGGCATGCTGATGATTCACAATCCCAGTACGGCAGTCATTGGCAACACCAAGGAAATGCAGGCGGCAATCCAGATGTTGGACGAGGTGAAGGAATCCATCCTCAATGCCTATGAACTGAAAACGGGGCAGCCCCGTCAACAGTTGTCCGACCTTATGGATGCGGAAAGCTGGATGAACGCCAAGAAGGCCGTGGAGCTAGGCTTTGCAGACAAGATTCTGTTCGCCAACGAGGATGAGGAAAAGCAGTCCGAGGGTGTTGAAGCCATGCTGTTTTCCCAGCGGGCAGTAACAAACTCCCTCATCGATAAAATCAAGGCGCAGTCGCTGAAATTCGTTAAGGCGGCTGTGCCGGACAACCGTGTATCTGCAGACGCTCTCAGGAGCCGTCTTAACTTACTTATTCACTGATTGGAGGAATAATTTATGGCAAATGTTATGGAACTTCGCAAGAAACGGGCACAGCTGTGGGAAGGTGCCAAGGCATTTTTGGACAGCCATCAGGACAAGGACGGCAAGCTTTCTGCCGAAGATGCTGCCGCCTATGACAAAATGGAGGCAGATGTGGTGGCTCTCGGCAAGGACATTGAGCGTCTGGAACGGCAGTCGGCGATTGATGCCGAGCTTGCCCAGCCCACCTCCGAGCCGATTGTCAACAAGCCTGCCGCCAAGGTGCCGGAGAAAACGGGCAGGGCAGCAGCTGAATACCGTAAGGCCATGCTTGCCGCCATCCGCAGCAACTTCCGCAACGTGTCCAATGTCCTGCAGGAAGGTGTAGATACCGATGGCGGTTATTTAGTGCCGGAGGAGTACGACAGCCGCCTGATTGATGTGCTGAACGAGGAGTGCATTATGCGTAACCTCGGTACGAAAATCACCACCAGCGGTGAGCGCAAAATCAACATCGCCGCCACCAAACCTGCCGCATCGTGGATTGAGGAAGGCGGTGCGCTGAGTTTTGGCGATGCAACTTTCGACCAGATTATCATGGACGCTTACAAGCTCCATGTGGCTATCAAGGTTACGGAGGAACTTTTGTACGATAGCGCCTTTAATCTGGAAAGTTACATCATTCAGCAGTTCGGCAAGGCAATTGCCAATGCCGAGGAGGATGCCTTCCTCAATGGTGACGGCAACCATAAGCCCACCGGTCTTTTGACCACGGCGCAGACTGGCGTGACCACCAGCGGTGCATCCATCACTGCAGATGACCTTATTGAACTGGTCTACAAACTCAAGCGTCCTTACCGCAAGAGTGCGGCCTTTATCGTCAACGACCAGACCTTGGCGGCAATCCGCAAACTGAAGGATGCCAACCAGGCGTATATGTGGCAGCCTTCCTACCAGATGGGCGAGCCAGACCGCTTGCTGGGCTATCCGATTCACACCACGCCGTTTATGCCTACGGCAGAAGCTGGCAAAACGGCGCTGGTGTTCGGTGATTACAGCTATTACAACATCGGTGACCGTGGCTCCCGTTCCATTCAGGAACTGCGTGAGCTGTTCGCCGGTAATGGCATGATTGCCTTTGTTATGAAGGAACGTGTGGACGGCAAGTTGGTACTGCCGGAGGCCGTGCAGATGCTGAAAATCAAAGGTGCTGCTGGCAAGGGCTGATAAAGATTTGTTGTTGGGAGGTGTCCTTGAGGCATCTACCTGTTTTTATGGGAGTGATGGCTTATGATTGTTTCCCTGCCCAAAGCAAAAGAATATCTCCGCATCGACACGGATGCCGAAGATGATATTGTCCGCAAACTGCTACGGTCGGCAGAACAGCTGTGCATGGATGTGGCACGGCTCAATGCTGACGAGTTCAAAGCCTGCGGTGCCATTGCTAAAACAGCGGTGCTGTACACTGTGGGCTATCTATACGAACATCGGGACGCTGCTGACCATAAGACACTCACCATAACGCTCCGTTCCCTGCTGATGGGCATTCGCCGGGAGTCGTTTTAGAATGGGCTATACAGTCTAACTAAGGATACGAAGACCAATGATACCTGTAAGGATAAGTAAAACACAAATTCCTTGCCCAATAGTAAATGTTTCATGAAATATAGCTATGCTGATGACGAATGTTCCTATGACACCAATGCCTGTCCATATAGCGTATCCCATTCCTAAAGGAATGGCTTTTAAGGCTTGGGATAAGAGATAGAAGCTGATTGTCATTCCTATGATGGTCAGGATGGAAGGAATTGGACGGCTGAATCCGTCAGACAATTTCAAAGCAATAGTCCAAAAGGTTTCAAAAAAACCGGCAGATATAAGGTACAACCAATACATAAAATACAACTCCTCGAAAATAAAAATGGGTACGTCCAGCATTGTTCCTTCTATATGGCCTAATGGAACAAACGCGAAGACGTACCCGGCGGCACGAATTTCATTTATGTTGTCAATATAGCAAACGGCTAGACAGGTGTCAAGAAA